TCGAACGTCAACGACTTCGAAGCCATCAGTTCTTCTCCTGTAAGTCGTCAATGTGCTGCACGTAGGCACGCCACCAGATGTAAGGGGTAGCCCACACGTTATGAACGGTGATCCCACACCCAGGGAACGCTTGCTGAACCGCTAACAGATACCGGTAAACGGACCCCTCAATGTCCTCAAGCGGGTCGGTCAGATGGGTTCGACGTTTGCCGCCCCCACGGATTCTTTTGGGGCAGCATCATCAACATCCTCATCTTCAGGTTCGATGCGGAACTGCTGAAACTTCGTATCGAACGCCTCGGACACATCGAGGGTTTCGCCCACGCCACGGCGGGCCAGAAAGATCAGCCCCGACATTGCCCGCAGGAAGTCCTCATCACCCAACAGCTCGAGTGGGTCGAAGTCAGGTTCGTCGGTCATCCGTTGACCTACAGCAGCGAAGGTGTCCTGAATGAACTTGACCGTTACCCCCAGGAAGTCAACCGTTTTCGTTTTCAGCTTCAACGTCAACAGATCCCCGAGTGCCGCGTTCTGCAAAGAAGCAGTCACGTCATAGACGACATCGTTCACAATGAGTTTCAAAACTTGGCCCCTATCGCCTTGTTGGCATCATCAATTACGTTCTCGAGCCGAGCGAGCATCTTCGTTGTCGCATCCTTCGTCAGCACCACCCCGAAATATGGGCGACCCTGCTGGGTGACCTGCACCTTCTGCCCGAACACCGGGTGCCGGAATGGGGCTTTCTGGTTGTACCCAAAAATGAAGTTGCCCAGTTTCCCCGGCGACGTTTTGAACCTCACACCCGCAGACCTGGCGGTGAAGTTCACTTCGAACTTCGTTTGCCGAGCAATCGCCTCACGCGAATCCCTCGTAACGTCGGGTACATCGTTCGGGGGTGGGAGCAGAACGGTTCTCTTGATCTCCTTAAGAGCGTCATCCCCCACCTCCCGCATGTTCCTGCGGAGGGACCTTGCTAGGGCTGGTTCGAACTGACGCAACCGAGCAAACTCGGCATTCCATTGCTTAGTGTCAATGGTGACCTGAACCACTTAGATAGCCGTCTCCGCAGTCACAATCGCCACATAGAACGGGTGGGTGGCCGAACGCCCATCCAGCACCGTAAACGGAACCGTCTGCGTCACCACATCACCACCGTTCACCTTCGGCAACTCACCATCCAACCGAAGAACCGGAATGGTGATCTGGAATGTCGGATAGTTGGCACCCGAAATTGCGGTGGCCGTGTTCTGGAACGTGATCACCAAACCAAGATCAGTTCCGGCAATCCACGCATCCCGCAGAGTGTTGCTGTCGTATTCGACCGTGAGCGAACCGGTGATCTTCCGCTTACCCAAAGCCGGTTTACGGGACCGCTTACCCAACCCACCAAAGTTGAACCCGTTAGAATCCAACCCGTTGTCGTAGGTGAGGGAGAAGTCACGAATGTTCGCAGACGCAGAACCAGACGACGAACCCAGAGCTGTCGTGGTCGGAACCGTAATGGTTCCACCAACCGTCAGCGACCCATGAATGAACGACATTTCCGTAACCGACGACGGATACGAAGCAGTCGCCAACGCAGTCGCGGTCGCCAGGTTGCGGCCCATCCAATTGAACTTCAGCGTGGGAATACCGGCGTTGATTCCGGCAATCTCAAACCCTGAACACACCATCCCGTCAAGAGTCATCGGGAAAGTTGAGGCACCACCCAACGGGGGTACACCCTTCTGGATGGTGTACGAGTCCAGATAGTCCGTCGTCGTCGGGGTGAACAACTGCTGGTAAGACGAACCGGCAATCAACGTAGACGTGCCAGTACCACCCAGCGCAGCCTCAATCAGTTTGCCGTGACCCTTCGACTGCACCTCCACAGTGAACGACCCAGACGCTTCCTCCTTGACCTTCACACGACGGTCAGAGTAATCAATCCGCTGCCCCACCCGCATGCCGGCACCCTGAGCGAACGTGATCGCATAATCCAGATCCTCAGCAATGAACTCCACAAACGAATCCCCTGTGACCGGCGTACCGAAAGCAGACTCCTTCTTGTACCCGATCTGCGCATCAAGTTGTGTAGTCATCAGTCATCACCCTTCTTCGCCGTGACCGGCTCCCAAACGTCCGACTGTTCAGCGAACGACTCCCCCAAATCGGCAGGCACCTCGAATACCTCACCGGCCTTCACAACCCGACCCAGAACGGGAACCTCGAGATCCCCCAACGGGGACACATTCTTGAACTTCATCTCAACTCCTGATCCGTGCATGCGCTGTGAAAGTGGCTTGCGCCTCAACCAACCGACCCCCCGCAACAACCTCTTGCGGGGTGCCAGCAATTTGAAGATTGGTGAGGAAACATTCGCGGACAGTGCCGCCAATAGTTGTGTCTGTGACGCGGGCATACTGTTCAAGTTCGGCAATCAAAGCCACAGCCCGATCCCATGCCACCTTCTCCTGAGCAGACTCACCGGCCCGGTACGAGGAAGCGGTAACAACCAACGTCAACACTTCTTCACGAGAACGTTGGGTGCCGAACGTGGCCGGGTCCTGCTCAGCAGTCACATCTAGAAACCCCACGATGTCGTTCTGCTGATTCGGGCCAGGGATACCGAACTGGACTTGCACCGGATCACCAGCCCAGTTAGAAACCGCCCATGCGTAGAACGCATCCTTGAACGCTGCCGCCACCGATGTGGTACTCATGCGAACCCAGCAACCCTCTGCGTGTCACCCATCAACTCCATAAGGCGACGGGTGGGAACACCGAACGCCACAGCCGGGTTATCGGTTGGCTCCCCATACGCAGGACGGTTACCCTGCCTACCGTTCTGCCACCAGTGACGCACCAGCTCGCGGGCCATCATCTGCGCATTCTTCGGAATCGTTGCCGAACCAACCGACACGGTGACCGACACATTCAGCACACCGGGTGCGAACTCCTCCGGTGCCGACGATGACCCCGCATGAATCAGCCCAGCATCCGCATCAATGAAGTAGGTGCTGTACGCAACCCCATCCACGGTCAATGCGGAAACCGAGTTGAACCGATCCGGCAACGTAAGCGTGGGCACACCACCGTCGAACTTGTGGGTGACAGCAGATCGCAGGATGAGCGGCCCCAGCAGAAGCTCAATAGGTGCGGTAGCCGCTTCTACATAGAACTCAATGACAGAATCCGAAGTGGTGCCGGTTGACGGTTCGGCATCCCCGTAGATCGCGGAACGCGCCTGCGCAAGCGTAATCAACCCGTCCGTGATCGCCATGACTTACAGCCCCGTGGATTCCTTGGTGAGGGTCCGCTTCTCCGGGGTTCGGGCAACAGCCTTCTCCACCACCGGGACAGCAGAGTTCTTCTCAACCGGCTTAGCGAAACCCAACCTGATTAGGTCGGCAGCTTCATCGTCGGGGACGCTGATGATCTCTCCCACGGCGGGCCAATCGGCACCGTCTCGGGTGCCGCTGATGCGTGCCGCAATCTGAATCTGAGCCATGTTTCCTCCAATGCAAAAGGGCACCGACCGAAGCCGATGCCCTTGCGTGTTCTTCTATTCGATTAGGGTTCGTAAGTTTTTAGGTACGCGATTGCCAACTCCAGGAGGTCGGCTCGATCGCGGAAAGCACCGATGCCACGATTGCAGTGGTTGCACAGCAACCCGCGTAGCTGACCAGTTGTGTGGTCGTGGTCCACATGAAGGCGGGATGCTGCCCGAACCCCATCAGGTTTTGGCGGTTCGCCGCAAATGGCACATCTGTTGCCGTGGGCTTTGACCATCGCCGCGTGCTGCTCAACGGTCATTCCATAGTTTTGTCGCAGATTGTTGGCGAAGTTTTTGCTCTTCGCTTGAGGGTTAGCGTCAACTCTGCGGTTTGCATTCTTGCGCTCTGCCCGCGCCTCTGCCGCGAGCGGCAGACATGAATCACAGAAGTAGTTGTGGCCCGAGGTAGAGAGTTTTGAGAAGGTCGTTCCGCATAGACGGCACTCGAACTCTCTCACCTTTGCGTGTGGTGCATCGTTCGTGGTTTCGAGCTTGTCCCTGCATGTGCGAGAACACGCGCGTTGGAATGTCCGGTAGGGCAGGAACCTTTTCCCGCAAACGGGGCAATCCCGTTCCTGCACACCAGCCTGTTGCCGTGTCATGTCTGCTCCCTCTAGGGGAGGACTTGTTGCCCTCCCCTAGAGAGTTTAGCAGACATGACCGGGTTACGGCATAGTCTCCTACGCCGCGTTCCCGACGAAATGCTTCACGGCCCCGCTTTGATCCACGAGGATTCCGTCTCCACGGACGATGCAACGGAACGTCACAAGGTCAGACTGGAAAGCGAAGTCATCGGAACGCTCGAACCGGATACCACCAGCAAGTCGCACGTAGTACGCCGACAGGTCACCGAACGCCAGCGACTTAGCTGACAGGGCTACAGCGGCCACGTTCGGGTCAGTGACAACCGGCTTGCCGAGGATCGTGTCGCCGGCACCAGCAAGGCCAGGAGCCCACAGGTACTGGTTGGTGGTGTCCTTCAGCTTGCGTGCGGTGGCGAGGGTGGAGTCCTTCGCCAACCATGCTGCCGAACGGCTGTTGCGGTACGGGGCAATGACCGAGTAGTACAGGTCAATGAGGTTGTCCGCCGTGAACGCACCGACGACACCCGCACCACCGGTAACACCGAGGGTCGTGGAGGTCATGATTCCGGTGGGCTGCGAGGTACCCGTACCCGTGATCAGGTGGGTGCCGAGCGCGTTACCGACCGCACGACCGGCCTGCATGGCAAGGTAACCCTCAAGGTCAACCCCAGTGTCCTTTACAAGCTCGTTCGCCACCTGAATGGACAGCGCGTACTTGTAGGCACCAAGCGAACGCTTAGCGAACGCCGGGTCGGACTCGGTGAGAGTGCCGGCCTCAGCGATCAGCGCACCCGAGGAGTGTGCTGTGGTTGTCGGAATCTCGAGCGTCTCACCCGAGTCGGTGCGAATGACCGTCGCATAGTTGACGATGTTCGCAGTATCAATGAGGTGCGCCCACAACTGACCATAGAACGAGGTCGGGACTGTGTTACCACCAGCGGTCGCGGAACCCTTGGTAAGGTCACGCTGTTCCTCAGCGGTCGGGCGTGCAACAAACTCGCGCGTCTCGCCCTTCAGGAACGAACGCAGCTCATCCTTGCCCTCAACCTTGCCAGTGCGCTCCTGACGCTGCGAAGCAAGCGCACGAAGCGACTCCTCAGCAGCCTTAGCCGATGCAGCATCCTCGGTGAGCTTGTCCGCCTGCGCACGGAGAGTCGTAAGATCCTCCGTCATGCGAGCGTAGGACTGCTCCTCCTCCGCCGAGAGTTCGCGCTTCTCAGCAGCCGCCGTGTCAAGGAGAGCCTTAGCGCCCTCCCAAATGTTTGCCCGCTTCTCAAGCAGGCTGTCAACGTAAGTAGACATCTGTATTCCTTCCGGGAATGACAAAAGCCCCACCGATTTGGTGAGGCTTTGTTGAGAGTTGCCGGTGGTTGTCTACCTGCCAGCGGGTTTTCTATTCGGTTACCGCAACATCTCGAGGTCGAGTCGGCGGCGTGCAAGGTCAAGTGCGTGGGTGTCTCCCTGCGCACTCTCCTCAGCCTGTTCCTCGCTGCGGGCCTCCACAGCGGGAATGTCGATACGCTCACCCAACAGCAGAGAACGGATCTCCTCAGTGGTGGCGACAGTCAAAGTATCAACTTCCAACCCGACACGATCAGCTAGGGAACGAACCCCCGCCGTGGTGTCAAGGTAGGCCGGCGAGTTGACCGGGGCAACATCGGTGAGCTGCACACTAATCAGGGTTCTGAGCGGGAAGCCCTGCTCGGTTACCGACCACTCATCTTCAAGCGTGTAGAACGCAAACGACGAATAGCGGATGTCACCACGCTTAGCAAGGATCGCAACATCCTTACCGGCATTAGTCGGCGGCAACTCAACCTCGTAAGCAAGACCGATCTCATCATCGGCAAGCTGCAATGTGCCAGCCTCGGTGGTGCCGAGCAACCATTCGTCCTCATGGTTGTACCGGGCCAACACCGGCACCTTATCCCCCAGGGATTTGGCGAACGCACCACGAGCAACCTGCTCCACAAACCCACCCAGATTCTGGGAGTACCGCAGGTAGACAGATGCATACCCGGAAAGGGTGCCCTCACCACCACTATCACCATCCCGATATTCAACAGCCTTAGTGGTGTTACGGCGTTCTAGAAGTGCGCTCATGCGACAGCCCCCAACTCTTTCTTCCTGCTGATCTGTGCATCGGTGAGGGGCGGCAACTCCTCGAGCGCCCGCACCTCATCAACGGTTTTGAAATCACTCTGAATAGCAATCTGGTGCGCCTCATACCGGGTTTTCAGATCCGCCCGCGCCGACGCATCCAGGTTGAACTTCACATACCCCTTCGGGATGTAAGCGTTGAACACAGCCTCAAACCGGTTCGCCCACGGACGCAGAGTGCGTGTGTTGAACTTCAACGTGTCCATTTCCAGAGACGCATACTTCAACGTGCTACCACCCGACTCACCCCCGACATCTTCAGGGGCAACCCGGTACACGGCCGCAATCTGATTCGCGGTCGCTTTCATCCCTGCAAGGAACTGTGCATCACCGGCAGGAACCGAAATGGCGTTGTACTCCCAGTCGTTACCGGACACGAACGGTTCACTCGATGACACCGACGCAACAAACCGTTTCTTCGCCTCAGTGGACTGCTCAGCCGTCAACCCCTTGGGCAGATACTTCAACCACCCCGGAGGAACAGTGCCGCGCTTGAAAAAGTTCTTCGCAAACGTTTGAGCCTGAATGCCAGTCTCAATCTGCGACCGGAACTGCTGAATCGGTGAAAGACCAACCACCGACCCCGCCACCGTGTACGCCGGAATGTGGATCAGGTCACGCCGGTCAATGTGGCGACCGTTCCAATAAAACTCTGCCGGCGCACCCCGCTGAGTTTCGATAACCTCAACATCATCCGGGTGCAACCACTTCACCTTCGACGGGATGCCCTGCCGGTCAGCATCCAAAATCAACCCATACGCATTACCCCGCAACAGGGCGGAGGTCATCGCCTGATGCTTCCAAGTGAACGGGTCAATCCCATCCACCCCAGGATTCGTAATGAGTTGCGGCTGATCCTTCACCTTCGCCGGAACATCAGCATCCTCATACACAGCCCACGGAGATGCGGCCACCGAATCGGCAATCAACGACGTGGCCGCATACACCGGCACCAACGTCAACGCTGTAGAAAGCTTGTCACCACGCAAATCCATCGACTTACCTGTAGACCACAACTGCTGATAAGACACATCCCGTGTCTCCACACGCCGCCCAAAGAGGACACTCATTCGGTACCCCCTCGGGTTATCCCGCGACTAATCAGAATCAAACCAACCCCACCCACACCGAACGCCACCCACGGCAACGGCGACAGTGCAGCCATAACCACACATCCGGTGATCCCGGCAACTTCAAGCAATGTTGTAAACCAGCGCACCGGACACTCCTTTAGAAAATTTGAGCCAGCGGGTCGCCATCTGTCTGAGCCTGCGACGCGAACACCCACCAGGCGGCGGTTGCAGCACGAAGTGCGGTAATGTCACCGATTGACCGAAACTGCGACCAAACGAACATCGTTTCCCTGAACGACTTCTTCCCCGCCGCCGCTACCGCAGCATTCAATACAGGATCGTTCGAATGCCACAACTGACTGGTAGACAAGGCAGCGGTGAACCCCACCGCCCCATTAGCCATGTCCGCTTGCGTCAACTTCAGAACCGTCACACCAGCGTCCTCGAGCTTGCGGATCAGCGCCTCGTTTTCGGCGTACCCATCCACAACACAGAAGTCCAGGTTTCGGAGGTCAAGGATCTCCACGACCAAAGCAACAACATCATCTTCGGAGCGGATCTCCGCGCCTTGCAGATGTCGTGCAACGGTCACCCCTGTACCGCCGTCAACAGACCCGGCGACAGCGACAGAGGCGGACATGTTCAAACCGGCCCGCATATCCGCCGCGACCACGGGGGAACCAAGAACCATTCCGGGCATTGCCTGCCGTTCCCACGCTCCGCGCGGGAAGATCGGGTCAACCCCATCGGGTGCCCAGATCCCTAAACGTTCACGTCGGAAACCCTCATCAGAACCTTGACCTTCTTTGGTCAACGTTTCGTACTCGTCCTGAATGAACTCCTCCGAGATCCGATAACCCAAACCCGGATTTGCCTGATACCAGGCTTCACGGTCCAAAGAGTCGGCATCATCTTCAGCAGACCATTCGTAGTACGCCAAACGTTCCGACGACTTCGCAACACCCTGCCGGCGCAACGACTGCAACAGATCCGAGTCCGCCATACCAGCCGAGGAGGTGAACCACACCTGCGGGTTCCCCTCAATCGACTTCGCCGCCATAGTCGGCAACAGCGCATCCATCTCTGACGACTTCAACGCATACGCCTCATCAAGAATCACCAGATCCCCAGTGAAGCCACGCCCCGACCCTTTCGACCGGGCAGCATACATAATCTGCGCACCGTTCGTGAATGTGATCCCAGGATTGTTGCCAGTCTTGAACCCATCAACATCGCGGATGTCGTCAGCCTGCTCACCATCAAACCCGCGCACATACTCCATCAGCTCCGACGTGCGAAGCCGATTCATCAACGTCACCATCGAGTTGTACGTTGTTTTGAACTCATGTGCTGTGTGGATGATCAACTTTTCACCGAACAGCAAAGCACCCGCCAACTCGCGCGCCTCGAGCACGGCGTTCTTCCCGTTCTGCCGAGGAAGCACGAGACACGCCCTGAACGCAGCCCACCGCCCGTCAGCACGCTCACCCAACGAACCCCGCAGCACATACTCCTGCCACGGATCCAAAACCAACCCCGCAGCAGCAGCCAAATCCACCGCATCATCAGCAGCCGACGTAACAAACAACGGAACCGACTCAATGCGCGGAAGCTGTACGCCTTTCCGCACGTCGAGCTGCAAGCTGGTCAAGAACACCCACCTTCGGAACCTTCGCCAACTGCAACTTCGCTATACGCGCCACCAACTCCTCACGACGCTTCGACAACCCCGCAATTGAATTCGCCGGAGCCTCAGTCATCGCCGCCCGAACAATCCGCAGATTCTCCAGGCACTCCTCAAGCTCATCCACCGAATCAACAGCCGGTTCGACCGCTACAGCCAAAGCGACAACCTCAGCCGACTCAGACAAGCTTGCAACCGCTCGAATGTTCTTCTGATCCCGCGCAGCCTGAGCACAACCAGCATCGACCGGTTCGCCCTTACGCAAATGCCGCCTATAAGCCGCATAAGTACCGCACGGCTGCAAGTCAGACATCCTTGCCTCCTGTGTCAGACCGAATAGAACACCGTGTGCAAAAAAGTGGAAGACGGCGCGGGGGT